TCACCGGAAAACGCGCCATAAGTTGGTCGGCCATAACCGACTACAAATGACCTTGCTCCCAAATTTCTGGATTTGATCATAACTTCGCCGCCGTTGCGTTGATTGCCGGCAGCTGATGTGTTGCCTTCGATCGTCACGATCTGCTTTTCCGAACAGCGGATCACCAAACCAATGTGATTGATAATTGTTTTGTCATCATCAACAAAATCAAAGAAAACAAAATCACCAATCTTTGGCGTGCTGTGCCATTGGTTCATTTCTTTAAAAGCTGATGCTCCTACACGAGTGCTGACCACATTTGGCACCTTGACCCCGGCTTGATCTGCACACCAATTAAGAAATGATCCACACCACGGCAGCTTGTCGGCTTTCATGTGCTTGCCGTATTTTGTCTCATTGTTGCCTGTTTCGGCTGTACCAACCTCCGCTAGTGCAACCTCAATCAAACGCGGCAATGTGCCTTTTGGAAATGTCATAACAATAACAAAGCCGCTTCATCAGCTGTCAAGCCTAAGCGATCAAGCAATGCCGCTTTTTCAACCGCTTTTGCGGCTAATTGATCGGCCTTTGTTTGTGCTTCCGTTTTGTCCAATTCATGTTGAGCGTATTCAGCCTCAGTAAATTCTCGCTTTTTTTCGCCATCTTGAATAAATAGTTTTTCGCTCATCATGTGCCCCTTAGTTTTGATATCCATAGACATAATATGATCCTGTTATTGTGCCGGTGCTTGCAATCAAAGAAAATGCATCAAATTGCGTTGTGTTATTAAACCATCCACCGATTGAATAAGCTGCAAAAGCATCTTGTCCAGCGTTGTAACCAAATCCGCCGCCTGCTATCTGTTTTTTTGCAGCTGCTTGTGGTGAGAGAAAATCTAAAGTGATGCCATAAGTGCCGGGTGTTCCTGAAGACATGTAGCCTAAATTGTATGAAGTACCTGCACTACTGTTGCCTTGTGACGCTGCGCTTCCATCAACTCGAGCAATAGAGACAGCGTTGTAATAAGTAGCGCCAGTGTTATCAGTACCGCTTGCGCGGTAGCGACCTGTCATCGCTGGACTGCCTGATGAAGTAGAAACAATAAACACTACTTTGTAATTTGTGTAAGTAGATGTGAAAGTGCTAGTAGGCAGTGACACGCTTGAAACAGCTGAAAATGTGTTTGATGTGATTTTTGTTAATGCCGAACTTGCAACAGTTGTCCAAGCTAATCCTGTGGCAGCTGTTGAATCAGCTGTAAGCAATTGACCATTTGTGCCAACAGCTAATCGGGCCGGTGTATCGGCCGCGGTTGCTCCAATGAGATCACCTTTTGCATCCACAATTGTGTTTTGAATTGCGTTTGAATCATCTTGAGCAACCCAGACAAAATCCATGTCTGCATTTGTGTTTTTGGCCAAAACCTGACCAGTTGTGCCACCTAATAGATCAGCCATTGATGTTGCTACAGCTTGACCAAATACCGCAAAATCAGCTGGCAAATCTGTAACCAAATCCGTGGCCGTAGGCATTTGCCATGAAAATGGTGTTGTTGGATTACTCATGTTTCCTCCTTAGGCCACAATTGTGGCGTTGATCCAATCCAATGTTGGATTGACTGTGCTCCATTGCTCCGTTATCGGTACATCATTCCATCTCATGGCTTGCAATGAGAACGACACCGGTGACAAAATCATTGAAATGCTGACCTGATTATACGCGGCCGAGAATGTCCAGCCTTCAACAAAACCCAAGAAATCGCCGGAAACCATGTTCAACGGCAAATCGGAAATGTCCACCGGCATACCCATGAACACATTGATCAAGTCATCCCGATCTGCATCGTCTAGCTCTGGGTTTGTTAGCTCAAAAGTAATGTTGTTAAAATTAAATTGCGGATAAGCTCTAAGTGCCAAATAAAAATCGGCTTGATCTTGGGCATCGGCTTGGTGCTTGACTGTTGTAGTAAAAATCTGAGCTAATGTGCCATAAATTCCAATTGAGGTTTGATCTACCGCATCGACCTCAAGTGCCGAATTGTTGCCGTATTTAAGCGTTATGTCATTTCTTACATCGCCTGTTCGGGATTGGATACTTAAGCCCGATGCTAATGCGTGGTTGGCTGTTAAATCCACATAACCATTTGCAGCTAAATAATTGGTTCGATGCGTGGAATCGGCATAGCCTATTTGCCCGTTGGCATCCTCATAAATGTAACCCAATCCCGATGTGGCCAAAGCTGCAACTAATGAATAGACATCAATGCGATCTGATGTTCGATTTTCTAGCTCATAATTGCCCGGCTGATCAATCTCGCCTAATCCTGTGTTTTCTGCATCTTGCCATTGAGTTGTTGGATCATAGGTTGCCCATGTTAAAGCCTGCGGAACCTGTTGCCATGAGGCGAACAAAACCTGTTGCAGAATTGTGTAAATTTGGTTTCCGTCAAAATCATCAGCTAGAACGCCATCGGTCAAGGCTTTTGGCAATCTGGCCAATGCACCTAAAGCAATAATTTTGATGCGCTGTGCATAAGCAACCGATCCAACCTCGGCCACGGCAATGCCAACCTCAACGACCGATCCGCCAAAGATTGGCACAAATGTGGCTGTCGAATCTTGCAATTCAATAGTAAGTGAATTGTTGATCTCAATAAGCACATTTGATTGATCTAAATTGATCAGCTCCAGATTGATGTATCCGGCTTGTGCCTGTTCATAAATGTTTGTTCGGCCGCTTGTAATTGTCAGATTGGCCAAAACAGCCGTTTGGTATTGCACACCGCCAATTGTTACGCGCCAAACTGGGTTGAATACTGTCATCAGCTGACCAATGCCGTTGAGCCGCCTGTGCCTCGGTAGAAGCTGTTATTGAGCACATTGATAATGCTGCGGGCTGTGCCTTCTGGATCAATTGCACCGGTTACATTGAGATTGATAACAGTGCTACCTGATCCACCCAAACGATTGTTTGGTGTAATCATGCCGCTTGCATTTGGTGTAAATAATTCTGGCCCACGTTCGCCAACAATGTATGAGCTTCCACTCATAACCGGCCCGCCATTGGCTTTACCTGTTATTTTGCCTAAAGCAAAACCCAAAAGGCCAGCTTGACCTGAGAAAATGTCCTGATTGTTTTTGATGAGATTGACGATGTTTTGCGCCTGAATAAAAGCCTTAGACATGAATCCGACAAGCTGCGAGAAACCTGTGATTAAGGTTGCGACTAAAGTGGCAATGCCATTCAAGGCCATAACAAAAGGCCCACTAAATTCTGGGATTAAATACTTCTTAGCAAATTCCCACACTTTTTTCATCATGTCAAAAAATGGTTGTAGCTCTGTTGAGTTATCTTTGATCGATCCTGAAACCTTCTCAAATGCCGATTTAATGGAAAGCAAGATTGGGCCGACAACCGAGATGATGGCTGGGATAACTTCCTCATACAAAAATTTCCACCATGTGATCAAGACTGGCAAAAGATCATCACGCACAAAAACAAAGATTTGTGCAAATGCTGGCCCAAGTTTCTCGCCTAAACTATTGGCAAAACTGGTAATCGCCGGGATGCCTTTATTTACAAAAGTGCTGAGCAATGGTGTGATGGCATCGAGCACATAGGCTCCCACGGTTTCTTTTGCTTCATCAAATGCCACAGTAAGCCGTGCCATTTTGCCTTGAAATGTGTCGGCTTGAATTGATGCCTGTTCATCAAATGTGCGAGACAAGGCCAGCATTGCACCATCAAAATCTTTTGTTTTGAGAATGTTTTCATCCAGCGGCACACCGAGTTTTTTGAGTGCTCCAAAATTGCCATCGTAGGCTTTGGCAATTGCCTCTGTTACAGCACTTAATTCTTTACCTGTGCCAGCTGAAACATCGAGTGCAATTTGTTGCAATCTTTGTGCTTCGGTGACATCTTTTGTTGATCTGACCAATCTGTCTAGCGATGGCCTTAAAAGATCATCTGTAATTCCGTTGGCCAAGGATGTTTTGGTGATGTAATCCTCGGTTGCCTTTATTTGCGCCGTTGTTGCACCCGTGACATTTTGCAATGTTGTGGCCAATTTGGCTTGAGCAGCTTCATCCTCTATGGCAGATTTAACGCCATCAATAAGCAATTTGCCAGCATAAGCAACGGCAGCGGCGGCAGCTAAGGCAAAAGCGGCAGCGGCTTTCTTGCCAAATTCGCCAACCTTGGAACCAAAGCCTTCGACCTCATCTTGGCCGCCTTTGATTCCTTTTTTGAGATCATCAAAATCAGCGTCAAAGGTAATCTTTACTTTTGGAATTCCGGCCATTAGTCAAGCCTCAAATCTTTAATTATGCCTGTGACAATTGAGATGTATTCTTTGGCAACAATCGGCGTGTAAAAATCAACGGCATCATTCAGCCAATATCCACGGCGATTTTGTGGAGCCTTAAATCGATTACTGTATTTGCGGCCAGCTCTATCGATGCCAGAATGTGATCCGTACTCTGATCCCCAAAGCAATGCACCGGCTGGTGCTGAGGTGCGACCAACCTTTTTGCCTTTTCCGCTTTTGCTTGCGGTGCCGCCGTATGGCCGTCCGACTTTTTTTGACCCACCAATATCGACTCGGATCAAGCGATCTCGCGGCGTCAAAATAGATTGCAGCACCAATTTGGTTTGTGGTGTTGGTGAGCTGTTACCAAACATCATCAGCTGACCGGCAAGCCGCTTAGACAATGGCTGTGCTGCATCTCTAACGCGACCTTGGGTTTCCTTGTCCAAAGAATTAAGCGTAGAAATCAAATTCCTTAATGCTTGTGGCTCAACCTCAATGCGAAATGACCCTTGACCCTTAGTTGCTTTGAACGCCATTTCGCTTCTCCAAAATCTCAATCGCTGAAAGAATATCCTCCGCGCTTGTCCATTCGCTCATTGGGATGTGAGTGGCAATTGCCAGCTCAACAATCAAATGGCTCAGGCTTCCGCGCTTGTGACTTTTGGGTTGTCATCCCCAGTTGCCACATCTGTGACTGTCTCCATCCATACTTCAAACGGCTTGACCGGCTTTCCAGCTGATTCACGTTTCATTGCGTGATAAGCCAAAAACATTAAATCAGACAATCCCAATTTCTCTTGAATTTGTTGAATTGTAAAACCTGTTTTTTGTTCCCATTTCACAAACTCTGGTGGTTGTGCCAAATAGGTTTCTGATTCGCCGCTGTTGTATTCGATGGTTATTGGTATTCTCATGCTCCCGATCTCCTTTGTTAGCTAATTGTTAAAACAGGTGTTGTCACACATGTGAATGCTAGTGAAACAGTTTGTGCATCTGGTGCGCTGCCGCCGGCAGATGGCAAGATTGGCTGGACATCAAATGCAAATGATGCGCCTGTGTCTGCTACCAATACAACAGGCAATCCTGTGTTTGGTGCGTTTGTTGCAGCTGTCCAAAGTGCTTCACATAATGATGATGCTGCTCCCCAATCGGCCAGCATTTCAACGGCAAATGTGCCTTGAGTATCCGTTGTGTAATAGGCTTTTCCGTCAAGTGTTTGATAAGTGTTGATTGTTGAATCGACTGTCAAAGTCGCTGATGTAGCTTGAGCATCAAAGTCATCGCCGTCAATTGTGAAGGTGATGTCTCTGCCGGTGATGATTGTTGTTGCC